TTTGCTTTTGCTTCAACATGCACCTCTGACTTCTTTAATTTAAGAAAATTCAGAGGCGACAACTAGTCTGACACAGGGGGCGGTCGAGCATGGTGGAACGGCTTCTATCGGGAGAGTTGGCAGCCTCCTTCAGGTCGAACCCGGCCGACTGCGTCGGGCACTAGTCGGCCACTTTGAGACGCTTGCGTTACGTTTGTGAAGGGTCGGTCTTGCATGCGTTCAACCGGTGACGGAGCGTTGCTCATGAGAAGGCTATCCCAACCGTACGGCGCGAAGACGATATCACGCGCCAAGTGTGCCGGTTTGTCCAGCCACGAAAAGCCAACTGATTCGTCCAGTCACGCCGTCAAGCCGTTGAGGAGCAACGCCACCATGCGGTTCGTCTGCCCTACATCTCCTTTGGTCGCGGGCCCGCATAGCAACGCTACTGCCTTGAGCAATTCCCGCGCAGACACTTTGGTGCGGATGTCCGCAGCTGCAGCATCGAGAAGCCGCGTCAGTGGCGGGACAAGGCTCGCTTCGAAGTAAGTCGGTAATTCTGCGTAAGTGGGTTCATCTGAATGCAACGCTGCCGCAAGACCACGCTTCATGAGAATGAGGTCTTGGTAGCAACTTACCCACCGGGTGAGTGCTTCGAACGGCTCATATTTGCTAGCCAGGATGTCTGCCGTTTCAACGCAGAACTCAACTTCATGCCGAAAGACCGCGACAATCAGATCGGACCGTGTCGGGAATCGCCTATAGAGAGTGCCGACGCCAACACCAGCTCGCATTGCGATCTCCTTCACAGGGGCATCTACTCCCTCCGTCGCAAAGACCCTTGCTGCTGCGTCCAGCAGCGCGTCATAGTTGCGCTGCGCATCCGCCCGTAGTGCTTGAATTGGCGCTCTTCGCGACGAATCGTCTTCGCGTTTCTTGCCCAAAGCGAAATCCCCCAAAGATCTTGAAAAACGGAATTACATTCCGTATAGTTAAACGGAACTTGATTCCGATTGTATCGGATTGAGCTTTTAATCGCCACCGCACGCGTACGAACGGCACCCTGCCGTCTGCCGCTGGGCGGTGTGCAACTTGGGGGCAAGAATGCGGATATTTTTGACCGGAGCTACGGGGTTTGTCGGCTCCAATATAGTTCCCGAACTCATCAAAAGGGGCCATCAGGTAGTGGGCCTTACTCGCTCGGATGAAGGTGCGAAAGCGCTCGCGCGCGCCGGAGCACAGGTCTATCGGGGCGACGCGAACGACCCTACTTGCTTACGAGAAGGGACGAAGTCTGTCGACGGCGTCATACACACCGCCTTCCATCACGACTTCAGCAACCTTAAACAGCACAGTGAGAACGACCGGAGGGTCATACAGACACTCGGTAAAGTGCTCTCAGGCTCGAACCGGCCGTTCATCATTACATCCGGCACCGGACTCGTTCGACCGAAGTCGGGCCAGCTCGCGTGCGAGGCCGATACCCACATGACATCAGACGAATTTGCGCGAGGCGCCACTGAAGAAGCTGCAGACCAACTTACCGCGAGGCGCGAACGTGTGATGGTTGTACGACTGCCGCAGGTACACGACCTCCGGCATCAAGGTCGTATAGCGCTACATATTCAATTAGCGCGACAGAAAGGCTGGGTAGCTTATATCGGCGACGGGACGAACCGTGTGCCAGCCGCTCATGTGTCCGACGTCGCTGGTCTCTATTGTCTGGCGCTGGAGAAGGGTGAAGCAGGATGTCGCTATCACGCTGTGAGCGAGGAAGGCGTGCCCATGCGCGAAATTGCCGAGGTCATCGGTCAAGGGCTTAACATGCCGGTCAAGTCAATTGCCCCAGAGGACGCTAGAGATTATTTTGGTTCGTTGGCGGGTCTAGCTGCGCTGGACCTCGCTGCGTCCAGCACTTTGACGCGTCAGTGGCTTGGCTGGCATCCGGTCGGGCCCGATCTGCTCACCGATCTGCGCGGCATGGATCGCAGCATGTAGGCGCGCCCCACCTGCGTTACACAAAGCAGTAATACGGTTACTTGACGCCCCATTTTTAAAGGTCATCGCCCAATGTTGAGAACGGCATAGCTTGGCATTTCGGTCGCATGCGTCACCCGGTGCACCCCAAGATGCTCAAACGCAACTTCCTCGACTGACTGGAGCCGGCTGAAGTGCGGTCGGTCGATGCCAATTGCTAAATGTCTCCCAGGGGTCGAACCGCGACGCTCGCGGCGCACACCCTAACCGCAGGTGCAGGAAACCCCCCTTCATTGATGGTGCCCCGATTAGGTCGCGATGTGTTTAAGCAGTAGATCGCGGATCATTTCGCGATCGGCGTCGGAGAATCCGAGTAGCACGCGGGCCGGGTATTTGTATTCGGGGCCGTGCGGTGCGACGCGATCGCTTTCGCCGAACTGGTGAATGCGCGCCACGCGTGCGACTCGGCCGGCGAAGCCGATCGCGAGGCCGAGTGCGTCAGTCTCGGCGCGCATATAGCGCGTTTGCCGCAGTTTCGCGAACATCGCCGCACGCTTGACGCGGCCGGCCTTGTCGCGCAGGTGTTTCGGGCGCGGCTTGCGCTTCTCGTATGCGCTCCCGTCCGGGTTGCGTTGCTGCGCGATGCGCGTGCGTTGACTGCGTTGCAGCTCGCGTGCGATTTCGCGCAGCGCCGAGCGACGAGCGGCCGGCGCGAGCTTCGACAGCAGCGCGCCCGCCCATGATTCGAGCGCGTCTAGTTTGTCCATTGCTGCGACGGGTCATAAAGGCCTTGCGCTTCCCATTCGGGCACGGGTTCGTCGACGTGCGTGATGGTCTGCGCGCCCGTGTCGTCGGTGCCGACGACGACACTTTCGGTGAGTCTGAGCTTGATCGACAGATCGACGGTCGTTTGTGTGAGTTGGTCGGCTTCGAATGAAATGCCCGTCTTGCGCAGATCGTCGTTTGTGAGCAGGTCGGATTGATTGCGCCTGACCCATGCGATCAGCGCGGCGAACACGATATCGGCGTCGCCGGTGAAGTCGAGCAGCATCACGTTAAGCGTATAGGTGTAATCGAACGAATCCGATGCCGCGCCCGTGGCGATGATGTTGCCGGTATCGATGAACACGAGCAGCTTGTCGGGATCGGTCACGAGCGAGGGCACGGCCGCATTGAGCGCGCGGCGCAGACTGTTCGACTTATTCATGGTCGGGGCCGGGAAAGGAAAGGGCTTTCGATTGGCAATCGACGATCAGATCCACACGGGCCGCGCATTGGCCCCATGCCGCCTCGGTCGCATCGAGCGCGCGGCGCAACTCGTCGTTAGTGCGCGGGGCCGTCGCCGGCAGCGTGCAGCGCGTGATCGGCGCGCATTGCAAGCCAGTCGTCGGCTCCGGTGATCGCGGGGCGGCTGTACAGGCGCACAACATCATCAGGCAAAGAGCTATCAGCCCATGCGCGCAGAGCTTCGTTTTCATGTTTCAACGCCTTAAAGTCGGTTTCGGTCTGCGCGAGGCTCGCGGCGATGCGCTCGCGCTTCGCTTCGAGCTGCGCGAGCGCGGTCGCGTGCTCGCGCTCTATCTTCTGCATGTCGGCGATCGTCGCGTCGCGCCGGCCGACCGTTTCTTGCGCGGTGCGCGCGGTGTTCTGCGCGTCGGCCAGCTCGGCGCGCAAGGCCTTCACGTAAAACCAGCCGGCCGCGATCGCGAGCACGACGAGCGCGACGGCGAGCACGCGCAGGGCGATCGCTTTCATGCCGCCGCCTTTTCTCGCTCGGCATAAGTCGCGTATGCCTGAGCGAGTTTCGCGTCGTACAGATTGCGCGCGTAATCCGGGCCGTTGTAGCCCTTGGCGAACGCCGCCCACTTCCTACCCTTCAGCGCTGAAAGCAAGGCCGTGTCGGCCGCGATAAACCGCACGAACGCGTCGAGGTGATCGGCTTCGCTTCGCTGCATGCGCGCGACCCAATCGGCGACGCTCGAATATTCCAGGGCTTTCCAGTGATAGCCCATGATTTGAAACGCGCCCCAGCTCGCCGACTCGTGCGCGGTGTCGGCGTCGATCAGCTCGGCCGTCGCGAGGCGCGTATATTCGGCCGCCTTGCCCATGTAGCCGCCGGCGGTGCTCGATACGATGTTCGGATATTTCGCGGCGAGCGCATCGGCGTCGAGGCCGCGCGCCTTGAGGCGCTTATAGAACACATGCCGCTCGAAAAGGATCACGGGCCGGCCATCGGTCAGGAAACCCTCGCCGCGTGATTCGACTTCGTTGACCGCGCGGATCGACGCGACGGAAACGCCGAGCGTGTCGGCCGCTTTCACGAGGTCATCGTCGGACAGGTGCCGGGGCAGCGCAAGGCCAGGTAAAGCAATCAGCGTTTTCGGGCCGGCGATACCGTCGATCACGAGGCCGCGGGCCTTCTGCAGGGCCATAACCGCGGACTCGGTTTCATGGTCGAAAACGTGTGTCTCGGGGACCGGAAAGCCGGCGCGCGTGAGGCGCTTTTGCAGTAGCGAAACTTCGTCGCCGATATCGCCTTTTCTCAGAATCATTGTCATTCGCTCCGCAGAAGGCGCGCGACGTTGCCGCGTGCGCCGAAAATGAGAACAGTGAAAAGAACGGCGCGAGCCGCTTCGAAATAGCCGACCGATTTCGCGTGCAAGGCCAGCTCGATCGCCGAGCCGCCGAGTGCGACAAGCATCAGCCAGGCGAACCACGAGACATGATTACGGTGCCGCGCGCCGTCGCGGCGATAGAACAGGATGCGCAGCGCCGCGACGCTGTACGCGATCAATGCGATCAGTACGAGGGGGTTGTGCATGGTTCAGCCCTTTCGGAACAGCGCCAACAGGTCGAAAGACTTGACGCGCTCGATCAGTTGCAGAGTGACGGTAATCGCCAGTGCAGCGGCGAAGAAGGCCGCAACGCCCGTGCTCGTGATCGGCGTGTGGCTCACAACATCGGGAGCGGCCAGATAGCCGGCGATCAGCGAAATCACGAGATAAGCGAGGCGCCTGGCAATCGACAGGTCTTTCGACGTGACGACGACGAGCGCCGCGCCCGTGAAAGCGCCGATGAGCGCATTGCCGTCGATGCCGGGGAACAGGCTTGCGAAGCCGATGCCGGCCGACACAGCGGCGAGAGTGGTAGTGCTAGGTTCGGCCATGTTGGCGACTCCGGGTTAATCGAAAAGGTTGACGAGCTGGACCGTTGATTGATCGCTCGGCGGGTCGGGTAGGTCGACCGCGAGGCCGAGGGGCAGCACGGGGCCGTAATCGGCGAGGCCCGCGTTTAGTTCGAGCGTCATTTCGACGACGCTTTGCGTGCGGCCGAGGTAGCGGAAACAGAGGGCGTCGACGGTATCGCCCTGTTGTGCATAGACGCGCATCAGATCAGCTCGATCGTTGTGCGCGGAACGCCGCGCATGTCGTTGATCGCCTGGCGTGCGTTACGGCGATCGGCGTCGATCGTCGTCACCAGCTCGTCGGCGTCGTTCGCGCCCGACTTCGTGCTATCGAAATCGAGATACTTTTCCGTGAGGTCCGCGCGTGCGAGGAAATAGACGGCTCGGCGATAGCGCGCGAGCTGCACACTTTCGCCGCCGATCTGGTCGGCCGGCAGCTCGTCGAGCGATGCGACGCCGGCCGCTTCGTGCTCCGCGCGCCAGTTCGCCAGCTCGCGATTTACTTCGTCGATCGCGGCGATCGTGGCATCGCGCAGTCGCGCCGTTGTGACGGTGCCAGTGAGGCGCACGGCTTCGCGCATGTGCGCGAGGTCGACAGAGGGAAACCATGCGACGTTTTCGATCGTCAGCGCGTCGGCCGGCGGTGTCGCCGGGGGCGGGATGGTGGGTTCTTCGATCGCGTTAAAACTCGTCATGGCATCAGCTCGCGACAGGTAGGTATTGGGTGGGCGGTGGGCCGGCGTCGGATCGCTTTATCTGTCACATTCGCGTCAGGTGTTGCGATCGTCAGCCGGCGCCGCCCAGGCCGGGGTGGGCTCTTTACGTGCGGCCGGCAGCGGTGTTCACGGCAGTGCCGGCCGCATTGCCCGCTTTCTCAATGCGGGCAATGTCCTGTTTCACGCCGGCGCGCTCGTCGAGTTCGAGCGCGCGGCGCAGGTGTTCGAGTGCGGCCGGCGAATCGCCGTCGCGCTCCAATGTGTAACCGATCGCCTTGTGCAGCTTGGCGCGCACCTGGTCGTGCATGTCGTGTGATGCGGTGAGCTGCGCGACTTCGTTGAGCTGCGCGACGCTCACGCGCTCGCCGTTCGCGTCTTTCTTGAACGATGAAAGCGAAGCCTCGGCGAATTCCTCGGCGATCGCGGTCGATAGCGTGCGGTCGTATTGATCGGGCAGTGTCATCCGGTGCGCGATCGCATAGCGGGCGATATCGAGCGCGCCGGCGAAGTCGCCAACGTCGACACGCCAGATCATCACGGTCGTTAAAACATCGTCCTGCGCGCCCCGCCCGCCACTCAACGCGCCGGCAACGTATTCGATGTATTCGGGCAGCAGCTCGGCGCGCTTCACTTCGATTTTTCGCGCGATCGACTTGATATCTTTGAGTCGACGGCGATCGATCGCGAGTTTCGCAAGCATCAGCTCGTAAGCGCTTCCGACCATCGTTTCGCCTTCGCCGGCCGAGGCCGACGCGAGGCTTGCCGAAACGCGTTGAAAGTGGCGTTGTGCGGGGCTAGTCATCACTCCCCCTTATGCAATGATTTCGATGTTCTCGGCCATTGCAGCTCGGCCGAGGTCTTCGACGACATACGCATCGTTCGACGATTCGAAGTTCTCGATACGGTCGCGCTTCGCGTTGTCGACGATCGTGCGACGGCGTGCGCTGTCTTGGTAGTACAGCGACAAGTTATCGAAACTCGTCACGAGCACGGCATTGGCCGGGAAGAAAGGCACGGTCACGGCCGGCAGGTTGCCGATTCGCTTCTGACTGGTAATCACGTCAGCAGCGAGCATTTCGCTCGGTGCCTGGCTCTTGTTGATGAGCGGAAAATACTTGTCATGCAACAGACCGCGACCGCACATCACGACGAGCGCCGTGTCGTCTTGGTGCCACGGCTCGATCATGCTCGCGACCAGATCCACGACGAGCGCATCGAGGTTCGCGTAATCGCCGGCCGCGCCGACTTTCACCTTGCCGGCGGTCGCGCCGTGATCCATCACGCGTTGCGGGGCTTGATCGCGCATGCGTTGCAACCAGCCCTTATTCACGTCCTGCAACAGCGGGTTAGCGGTGCGGTCGGACGTCTTTGCCCGCGTCTTGCCGTTGAAACCGATCGCGATGCGGTCGAGCGCTTGACGGCGCACGATCACGTCACGAATGCGGGTCTGAAAGTCGGGAAACTTCGCCCATGCGTCGAGCAGTGCATACGTGATGTGCGAATCGAAGTTCGTTTGCGTCGCGTTGTAACCGTTCTCGTCGAGGTCGGTCACATCGGCGGTTTCACGATCCTTTACAGAGGTGTCGGTCGTGCTCGCGATCGGCGAGCCGACGCCGAGGCCGAGCTTTGCGCCGCTCTGTTCGGTCACGCCGATTACGTTGACGCGCTTCAGAAAATCGCTCGATTCCTGAATGCGGGTTTCGAGCTTTTGCTGCACGCTCGGCGCGACGGCGAATTTCTGCGTCGCGTTCGTGACGCCGTTGAGCTTGGCGATCGCGTCGAGGAAAGCGTCGAACGCGAAGCGGGTTTCTTTACGCATGTGGTGTTTTCTCCGGGGCAGTGAAAGGGGGTGATTGCCTGATTAGCAATCGGTCGTTACAGCGCCGCCGGCCGAGCCGGTCGACGCGGGGCGCTTGATGCCGCTATCGGTCTGCGAGAGCTGCAATTGCAGCGCGTCGAATGCCTCGCGGTCGG